CTTTATTTGATCTTGATTTATTGTACCATAATCATGTTTTGATTGTCAACACTGTTTTCAAGTTTATTTGAGTTGTTTTTTGTGTCTATGGAAGGAAGACGCTGTGAGCCTGTTTGAATTGGTATTTAGTGTGATTGTGTTAGAGAGTGAATTAAAGGGCTTGTAGGACGTTGTAGGGGTTGTGAGAGGGTATTAGATAGCTAGTTTTCTGCCATAAGCAAGCAGAATATATATGAAGTCAGTTTCCTCCTATGGACTGGCTTCTTTTTTATGTTCGCTAGTAGGGGAAATATAAATAGGAGAGTGATTTGATTATGGTAAAATCTTTAGAAGATGGTAAGTATTATTTTGATGAGATCCAATCACATTTTAATAAAGCGAAAGACTTTGAGACAGAAAATGAGCTTTGTGATTACCTGGACACAAACATGGAATTACTTTGCAGAGATATTGGAATTGATTACAAGAGTCATAAAAGAGAAGCGTATTTATCCAAATTAAAGCGGTTTGGTGCCAACATTCCTAGAATTGATTTTCTTATTACGGATCAAAGCAATGAACAAATTCTATTAGAGGTAAAAAAGCCGAACAATAGACCAAGAGAAGTAATAATGAGTATTGCACAGCTTTTGGATTATTACCTATTAGCTGAGGATTATGGACATAAGGTAAAGCAATCATATATCCTTACTACTCAGGTCAATAATTCATTTACAGCGATAGTTGAACGCTTCAGTTTACCAATAGGCTTAATTCTGTTTTCTAAGGAGAAGATAGCTGTTTGGGATAAAGGAGCTGATAAGAATGTCAAAGGTATTGGATAATCATACTTCAGATGTAATTAAGACGGGTAGGCCAACAAAGTATGATGAGAAATACAATGAACAGGCTTATAAATTGTGCTTATTAGGTGCTAGTGATAAAGATATGGCTGATTTCTTTGGGGTTACTGAATCTACATTGAATCTATGGAAGATAGAACATAAAGTCTTTTCGGAGTCGCTCACACGCGGGAAGTTGGGAGCTGATGCCAATATTGCCAAATCCTTGTATCATCGTGCAAAGGGTTACGAGCATAAGGAAACTATCACAGCTACATTCCAGGGCAAGATCACTGACACAATGGAAGTAATCAAGCATTATCCCCCTGATACTCCTGCTGCAACGCTGTGGCTCAAAAATAGACAGCCTAAACTATGGAGAGACAAGGTAGATGTTGAGCTCACTGGTCCCAATGGTGGAGCAATCGAAGTTCAATCAGTCAACGCCATGTCTGATACTGATCTCCGGCTTATGGTGGAGATTATGGAGAGGTCGCAGATAAGCGGTGAGATAGTGGATATAGAGCCATCAAAAGAGTAAAACCCGATTAAATCAACATTTTCACGAGTTTTATTCTAGTTATTAGAACAGTATTTGCAGGGTATCTGCATCAATACAGACAGTCGTAGCAGTGTGGCATTGCTCCCGGCTGTCTGTTGCTATGCGATCATCATACATCATGCATCTATTTAATGAGTAGCTCGCCCATCTCTGCCATTGCTGCGCTGTTAGCTCTGCTCACGCCTCTGCTTCCTGCTGTAGGCTGTAGTGTGTGCATGTCCAGGGTATGGCTGTGAGATTTGACCCCCCCATAGGGGCATGTTGAGCAGGCGACTAAACCCTTGTCTGTATGTATATATCTATCTCACTAACTCTATACTCATCCTCAATAATCATTAATCTCTATCCCACTAACTACAGCATTCACATAGGGGGGAGTACCCTTCGATGGTCGACTCGATTCCTATGTATACTCCTCCTAACAACTATAATATATTTTTTATAAAATTTTTAAGGAGTTGATTCACTATCCATGACCTAGACAAAAAGTTTTACAACAACTTAATAGCTGCCTATATAGAGTGTGGCGAAGAAGAAAGAGGATTTGCAGAATTATTCGCTGGTGTTTCTTATGAAGTAGATAGCCTAACATAATCCCCCAATCCAAAAATATTTTTTATAAATTTTTTCAAATAAAACAAAGTGAGGTAAACAACATGAATATCAAATCAAAACTCATCGAGCAACTAGGAGTCTTAGAGAATCTACAAATACTTGCTACAGAGGCACAACATTTCGACACAGCATTAAGCACTTCGAGAACAATCCTTGAATACATCAGAACTATTGACATGGCGATCGAGCGTGATGGAGAGGGTGGATGCCCATGTCATACTCTCTGTACTGATAAAGAGGATGATTACATCTGCCCCGAATGCGAAGAAGCAATGCTAAAAGAAATGCTTCACCAAGACATAGCGAACGCTTGCGACTTGCCGATTGAAATAGTGAATAGGGTATTGGCTGGGCAGGATGAGGTATTGGATTTAGATTAAGTTTTAGAGTAGCCACCTTGTTATGCAGGGTGGTTTTTTGATGCTCGTTTTTAGGAGGTGATGCAATGAGTGATCATACAAAGATAATGATGGTAGATGAAAATACTAGAATTATCGTGAGCTTAGATACTGGCGAAATCCTTCATACTCAGTACAGGACTAAGGATATATGGAGTCAACGGGACGAGAAAGTCATGGTACACAAATTAAAACCTTACAAGAAACCATCTGAGGATAAGAAGAAGGGTAACACACCAACTAACCCTGATTTCATTTGCATCTTTAGAGATAACTGGAATGACTTGGTTAGAAAGAAAGAACTTTCGTTTGCTGAACGTGGTGTGTTGATGTCGCTAATTGGCTTTACTAATTGGCGTTCTAATATATTAGTTCATCCTGATACTCAGCAAGTGCTCAATGAGTCTACTTTAGCAAAGTTGCTTTGCTGTAATAGGGCTCATTTGTATGAACACTTAGCATCTTTGTACAAAAAGGGATTAATAGCCATCATTAAAACAGGAGATGGGAGACCTAATAAATACATGATGAATAGCAACCTGTCTGTGTTTGGTAAGACACTCAAGGATAACGCTGAGCATGGAGTGTTTAAAGATGTTGAGTGGAAGCCTGCAATACCAATAGTGTTTAAAGACGAAAAAGACCATTCAAAGAACAAGAAGGGGCATTAAATTTGACCCTTGGTACAGGCGGTTTTCAGGGTAGGACCTGTACCCATAAGGCTACAAGACCTGTACCCATAAGGCTACAGGTTAGGCAGTAAAATAGCATGTTTTAACTAGGCTAGTTCGACGGAACGAATCGTAAGTATGTCCTGCTTACTGCCTAGTTTTATATATTTTGTTGGGACAAATAAACATGAGGGACGGTGTTAATAATGGCAAACGGTTTTTATAGGTGGTATCTCACAACAGAACACTGGAAAACATTCAGACTTCACGCATTAGAGGAACACGGAAAGATATGTAAGGATTGTGGGGCAACAGATACATCGCTCCATGTTCATCATCTAACCTATGAAAACTTATGGGAAGAGACATTAGATGATGTAGTAATCCTCTGTCATTCGTGCCATTGGGCAAGGCATCCTGAAAAGAAAACATCTAAATGCTCTCATGGAAATAGGGGGAAGAGTTGGTGGGAAAGCGGAGGAACGGTTAAATTCTGTTGGTCATGCGTAGAGTGCGTTCCTTTTGTTTTTCTTGGTTGGCGTGAACCTGATGAAAAAGAAATAAAACATGCTGAAAGGGTTGCCGCAAAGCATGTGATATGGCTTGAAAAAGAAACTATTAAACGTTCCGCGAAGGAAGCTAGAGACAAGGAGACTCAGGCGAGAAGAAAAGAGAGAGAGAAATTAAAGCCTAAGCCAAAATCAAAGAAGCTGAAACCTAGAAGGAAGCCGTATAAGAAACGTGTGAAGGTAACTGTATGACCAACTACCTCAACAAAATAATTCAAGGTGATTGCTTGGAAGTTATGAAGGGGATACCTGATAAGTCGGTTGATATGATTCTATGTGATTTGCCTTATGGGACAACAGCTTGCAAATGGGATACTATAATACCTTTTGATAAACTTTGGGAGCAATATAAAAGAGTAATTCGTGATGATGGAGCAATAGTATTATTCGGAAATCAACCATTTACAAGTCTTTTAATAAGTAGTAACTTGGAAATGTTTCGTTACAGATGGGTATGGGATAAAATAATTGGAGCAAATTTTCAACTAGCAAAACTCCAACCCATGAATACGGCAGAAGATATTTGTGTATTCTCAAAGGCTAAAACTGCTAATGGAGCAAAGTTAAATATGAGGTATTATCCCATTAAAACTATCAGGGATAAACCTATAAAAACAGGTGGCAAAACTCCTTCAAAGTTATTGCATGCTAATAATATGAAAGTAATAGAGAAAACGTATGATGATAAATGTCCAATAAGTATTCTGACATATTCTAAGGAGAATGGAAAAAAGAGATTCCATCCTACACAAAAACCCGTTGATTTACTAGAATATTTAATTCGCACATATACGTTAGACGGTGAAACAGTTTTAGATAATTGCATAGGTGGAGGTTCGACTGCGATTGCGTGTATAAACACCAATCGTTTTTTTATTGGCATAGAACAGGATGAAGGATACTGCGCCATTGCCAACAAGCGAATAGCAGAAACGAGGGAGGGGTTGAACTAAATATTCGATTGCAAGGAATATCTAATCGCATTCGCCCCCCTCATTCCCCACTCGTTCCCCCGTCACTCCTTCTTTTTTATCCAAAACCCTTCATTCAAGCCATTTAAAGCTCGTACACCGTTACAACCAAGCACTGGTCAATTCAACTAAGTTGTAAACGTAGTGGGAAAGGTTTAAGACAAGATAATTTAGGAGGAAGAAAGATGGCACATTTTAGAAAGAAACCCGTAGTAGTTGAGGCAATTACTTTTCAAGAATTTGTTGAGTATGGGAAAAACAATGGTGGCAATATGGTTAATGGTATGCCGTGGTCGTTTAAGTATAATGGTCATCCAATCACTCATGAAACTGATGAACGTTATTTGATACTAACTTTAGAGGGAACAATGGATTTTACACCCAATGATATGTTAATAACAGGAGTCAACGGAGAAATCTATCCCTGTAAAATAGACATCTTTGATAAGACTTATGATTTAGTAAGTTATGTAGGTTAATTTTAGAAGCATAGCTCAATGGTCGAGCGGTGTCCTTATAAGACATTGATTCGAGTTCAATTCTTGATGCTTCTACCAAATATTTAGGAGGACAACCAAATGTCCCAATGCAAAGCCTACTCAGAAAAGCCTATCCATCCGGACTTATTCCTAAGCGGAATTCCTATTAACTGCGGAAATTGCTTAACCTTCAATGGTGAACGCTGTAGAGATGAGACTGTAGCGTTGAATATGAATGATCCTGAGTTAGTTGGAGAGCTGAAATTGTGCGATTGGTGATGATTTTATGGCAGAAGCGAAAGTGAAAAAAGAGAAGGCTCCTGCCAAGTCGAAGGAGTTAGTTAGGCCGAAGATTGATGTTGGGAAGTTGCCGACGTTAGCAGTATTAAAGGCTGAATTAGGAAAAAGATCATGTCAATATTTTATTGAAAACTTTGTGAAGATTGAAGATAGGGATGCTGCTGAGTTAGCAGTTCCTTTTACTTTGTGGCCTGGACAAATTAAAGCCCTGAACAGCTTTTTAAATAATAAGTTAAACATTGTATTAAAGGCTAGGCAAATGGGTTTAAGTTGGTTAGCATTGGCATTGGCCGTGTGGAGGATAGTACACCAACCAGGCTATGCTGTAGTAGCTATGTCAAAGCGTGAAGAAGATGCCAAGGAATTAACAAGACGCATCGGATTTATCTTAAAATATCTTCCACCAACTATGATACAAGAAAAAAAGATAGCAGGTAAATGGTACGGTCCAACATGGGAAGCCACAACATTGACTGTTACTATTTTTCATCCAAAGAAAGAACCAAGCGTATTTAACTCTCTAACCTCTGCGCAAGACTCTGGGCGTTCCCTTACTGCAAACTTAGTGATACTTGATGAGTGGGCTTTTCAGCAATGGGCAGAGTCTATCTGGGCAGCGGCATATCCGACTATCAACCGTCCGTCTGGTGGTCAAGTAATAGGAATCTCTACAGCAAAGCGTATGACATTGTTTGAAGAGATATGGAGAAAGGCAACCATGGGGGTCAATACATTTGCTAGGGTGTTTCTTCCATGGGATACAGATCCAAGGAGAACTCCTGAATGGTACGAGCAGACTAAAAAGGATTTACCTAACTCTTATAAGGCAGAGTATCCAAACACTCCAGAGGAAGCCTTTGAAGCGTCTGAAGGCGTAGCGTTTCCTGAATTCAGTTATGACTTACATGTAGTTGAGCCGTTCGCTATTCCCGATCACTGGCGTAAATGGCGGTCATGCGACAATGGATATACTGACCCGTTCGTTTGGTATTGGTTTACTGTGGATGAATTTGGAACTGTTTACATCTACAGAGAGTATACAAGGGAAACGAAGGACCCAAAGGTAAGTTACTCTGACCAAGCTAAGCAAGTTGTCTTGAAGACAGGGAAGGAACGTATTGGCTTTACTGTTGTAGGGCATGATGCGTGGTCTGTTCATCCACTTACTAAGAGCAATAATACTCCGCAGGGAAAATCAATTATCGACTTCTATATCGAAGGTGGAATTACCGACTCCCTGAGGGCAGTAACAGACAGGATGTTCCGTAAGGCCACTTATCATGAGTACCTAAAGCCATACTGGGATGAGAATGCTGAAAAAACAACGAGCAAGCTGAAGATATTCAATAACTGCAAAAAGCTTATCGAAACATTACCACAATTGCTTATAGATGAGAAGGACCCAGAGAAAGTCATGGAATGCTCATATGATCACATGTACGATTCTTGTCTAACTTCGGATACCATCGTAAACACAGTCGATGGTGATTTTAAGATAATAGATTTAATAGGCAAGACTGGACTTGTTCATTGTTACGATGAAGCAAACGGAGTTAACACAACGTCAAATTTCTTCGATGTTCGAATGACTAACCCAATGGTGAAGGTTTATGAAATAGCAATGGATGATGGCAGGACAATCAACGCGACAAGTAATCATTTAATATTAACCCAAGATGGATGGAAAGAATTAGGAAATATTCTTATAGGTGATTCCATTATTGACATATTAGACCATATCTGATAGAATAAGATATGGGGGGATGATAATATTGCCAAGAACAAAAGGATTGCTTGAAAATCAAGTGATCTACAATGGGTTAGTGTTTACAAGGGACAAGAAAACAGGGTACTACTTATCTGCCAAGTCAATCCATGAAGGAAAGCGTATCAGATTACATAGATACGTTTGGATTACGGAAAAAGGAGAGATACCAGAAGGTTACGATGTTCACCACAAAGACGAGAATAAAGATGACAATGACATTGGTAATCTAGTATTGCTGAATGGGGTAAAGCACCAAAAGTATCACTCGAATAAGGAAATGTTGGAACATTACGATGAGTACAAAGAAAGATTTATGAAATTTGCTCAACCGGCTGCCGCAATATGGCATGGATCGGAAGAGGGCAGAGCGTGGCACAAAGAACATTGGGATAATCACTTAAAGAAATCAATAGAAATAAAAGTAACAAAAAAATGTGTCATGTGCGGGGATGAGTACCAAGTTTCATCAGTAATGCGAGATTCAAGTATGTTCTGCTCTAAGAAATGCAAGGCGAAGCATCGGAGAGATAGTAAAGTCGATGATATAGAAAAGAAATGTATAATATGTGGTAATGCATTTTTTAGTAATCGTTACGAGGGAATTGTAACCTGTACCAGAAAATGTGCAGCAGTAATCATAGTAGCGAGGAGAGAGGGAAGAGAGGTTCCTTTATGGCAAGGGTGAAATCAATAAGATATATAGGGGAACAACCTGTATACAATATGGAAGTCAAGGACCACCACAACTTTAGTGTTGCTGGTGGTCTTATTGTTCACAACTGCGGATATGGATTAATTTCCCATCACAGCAATAAAACGGAATTAGAAGTAACTTTCAATTACAAGGATTTGTCGCCTGACATCCTAGAGGACATTTACCGCTGTAAGACAGCCGAAGAACGCCAATATATCCTATCTAAAATAGGAAGATTACCGCAGAGTGTAGCCAGATAAAAGGAGAAAACTATGCAAGAGTTTCGATGTTCCAAGTGCAATAAACTTCTCGGTAAAGTAGATGGCAAGGCTGAGATTAAGTGTCCAAGATGTGGGACAATGAACACCAAATAAAGGGAGAGTGTCAATATGGCTAGGGACATGTTATGGAATCTTGATGAAGGTGTAAAAATGGCTTTCAATTCCCAAAAAGAGCAGTATGAGGAAAGAATTAAAGAACTAGAATGCGAGAATAAAGAACTTGCAGATAATAATGAGGACTTAAAACTTGAAATAAAAGTATTCACCGAAACTATACAGGCATTTAAGGAAATCGATATACGCCAAAGGATAGCAAGGCTATTACTTGCTGAATAAGAATACTAGAGGCTCTACGAAGCCCATCAACTACTTAACTGTAGCTGGTGGGCTATTTTTTATTGCCATTCTTTAAGGAGGCGGTCAGACAATGCTAGATAAACTCAAGGAGATTGGAGGTAAAATCGTGGATAAGGTAAAGAATTCCATCAAAACAGCCAAAGAAGAAGAAAAGCAAAACAAAACGCTTAAAGATTTTCAAGACAAATTGGCACTAGCTCAGGCCAACACCAACACAACAATACGAGACGAGCGAGAAATGATCTACTTAGGCACAGGAGATACTGATGCCAATATAAATCAAGTGAGTAGCACAGGTGTTAGAAAAAAAGCCAACAACGTAGTCAACCTAGTCCTTGAATTCATCGAAACAAATGTTGACTCGACAATCCCACAGCCATCAGTCAGAACGAAACTCCCCGGCTTTGAAGCACAAGCAACAATGATAGAGGATTCCCTTACTGCCGACATCACAGAACTAGGCATAACAGCAATCAATGATGTAAACGAGCGCACAACCCCCGTACAGGGCTACAGCGCAATGCTGGTTGGCTGGAATCCAGACTTTAAACATCATCTATACCGTGGTGAACTCAACATCGAATCAGTCCATCCAAAGCGCATTATCCCACAGCCGGGAGTATTCGAATTGAACCGAATGGATTACTTCTTCATTCTTTCATCAGTCACAAAGTCCTTCATAAAAAAACGTTACGATGTTGATATAGAAAACGCAAGTGAAGAATTCCCCGGACTCAACTCGTTAGATGGTAACAGCTCACAGACTGCAAACTCCGATAAAGTAACCGAAATAGTTTGCTGGTATAAGAATGACGATGGAGATGTGAGCAAGTTAGTTTGGTGTGATGAAGTTGTGCTTGAAAGCCTTGATAACTTCTACGCTAGACGCATCAACGGTAAGATTGTGGAAGAAGAAGAACTCGTAAGCGAAGTTACTCTTGCATCGGGAGAAGTCCTTCCCATCGGCACAAAAGTTCCATACTTCACCCCCACACGCTACCCATTAATCATCAGAGAAAACATTCCTCTCAACTTCGCATTCGGTGGTCAATCTGATGTAGATGTAATCCGCGATCAGCAAGACGCTTACAAAAAGGTAGTCTCTACCATTGAAGAAAAAGTCATGCGCGGTAGTGTCATAATCACAGCATTAGAGGATCACAGGCTTAACATCAGTAATGAGCTGTACGCAATCGTAAGAGGATCACAATCAGAGTTGAATGCTCTTGGCGTAAAAAACTTATCGGCAGACATCTCAAATGATATGGCGTTCGCTCAACAACAATATAAAGCCGCACAGTCAACCCTTGGCATTACAAACTCATTTCAAGGAAAATCAGATTCAACAGCAGTATCAGGCATTGCTAAACAAATTCAAGTCAATCAAGCCGGTGGCAGACTTCGCTCAAAAGAAGCAAATAAGTATGCGGCCTACAAACAACTATATGAAATCATGTTTGAGTTCAAACTTGCCTTCTATGATGAATTGCGTCCCTTCGTCAATAAGGACGCAGATGGAAAAGATTCATTCGGTGACTTTGACAAGTATCAATTCTTAGTCAGAGACAAAGCGGGAGAACTCTACTACAATACAGACTTCATCTTTCAATCAGATGCAGGAGCAGGATTGCCAAGAGATAAGATGTGGCTATTTCAACAAGCAAGTGAACAGCTAAAGTATGGAGCGTTCAACCCAACTCCTGCTTCAGTGGCATTCTGGACACAAATGGTAGCACAGAAATATCCTAATGCTAAAGTCATTCTCGATAGCATTAATAAGCAGATGGAAGCATTAGCAAAAACGCCACCGCCTCCTATCCCTAAAGCTACCATTGCATATAAGGATCTTATGCCTGACGCTCAATCTCAAATGCTAGGGAGTATGGGTATTCAGTCGCAGGGTGGCAATCCTCAGTTAGAGGGACAAGCTGAACCTCAGGAGCAACCACAACCACAAGAACCAATGCCACAGCCCACAGAACAACCTGTAGAGGAACAACAGATACAAGAACAGCCAAACATACCACCAGAGATAATGCAAGCCTTGCAGCAGTTCCCTGAACATGTGCAGAGGTTATTGCTACAGATGGAACCAGATAAGTTAATGGTGCTATTGGATAATCCTAATGAGCTGATGGAGGTTATTAATGGGATGATGGCAGAACAACAAAACGAAGGAGGACAACAGCAATGAAAGCAAAACCAAAAGATCCAACTAAACCATTTCCATCACCTTCTGATAAAAAGAAAGCATCCGCCAAAATTGACATGATGCTGATGAAGGCGATGCCAAAAATTGGGATGCCAAAGAAGGCTAAAAAGAAGTAAACCGCAATTATTGAAAGGGGTGATGCCATTGTCCTAATTTATATTGCCAACCGATGGGCTACAAAATGTAGCTCTTAATTATATGCCCATTTTTAAGGAAGGGAGGCAACAAACATGGAGAAGGAAAAAGCGTTAAAGATTCCACAAAACAGTGCAGGTTATATCAAGGCAACAAACATCAACAAGTCGAACTCCAAGCCTGTAAAATCCACTGGCAAAGACCTTCGTTCAGGGAAATAAGGTAGCAATTACAGCTACCTTTCCTTTTGCCTAGTAGTGGCGGTAACGCTCACCAAACGAGTGATAACGGCGGCGGCTGACAATACGCAGGAGGTAACAACTTGAAACTATTTAACATGAACTTACGTCCTTTTATGGATGAATTAGACAGCGGTGGCGGTGGAGGGGAACCCGCACCCTCAAGCACAGAACCAGTAAATAATGAACCAGCAGGAGAACCAAACAGTGGCGTAGCTGATCCGGGAATGGGTGCTGATGTCGCCAGTCAGAAAAAGGTACAAACTCCTGAGGAAAATCATGTCTTTGCCGAAATGAGGCGCAAGGCTGATGCGGCAGAAAAACGAGCCAATGATCTTGAGCGTAACATTGCGACAGGCAAGAAGTACGGCAAAGACTACAACATCTACAGCGATGCCGATGTTGCCGAAAAGTACGGTCAGAGTCATGGCGTAAATACTGTAGCAGAGTTTGAAGCGGCCTTGCAAAAAGAAGCTCAAGACCAGGAGTATAAGGACAAAGGCATTGACCCCGATATGGTCCAAAAGATAGTCTCAAGCTCTCCTGAGATGCAAGCACTTCGAGCGCAACAAGGCAGGGATGCTCTTTCCTCTGAAATCAGTGAGCTATCCGCTGAGTATCCAGACTTGAAAGTTAAGACGCTAGAGGACATGCAGAAATGGTCTAACTTCGATGCAATTAAGGCAAAGGCGTTAAATGGAATGACAGTGCTAGAAGCATACGAAACCGTCAACCGTGCTGAGATACGCAAGAAGAACTCTGAATCAGCCAAGCAAGCCGCACTTAACAGCATCCAAAGTAAAGGGCACTTACAGGGTAACGGCAATGGTGTCGAAGGGGATACGGTCAGAGTTCCGGATGATGTCATGGAAATGTATAAGCGGTTTAATCCAAAGCAGACCACAGAACAAATTAAGGCTCATTACAAAAAGAGTCAAAAATAAAGGAGTGAATTTTAATGGCTTTTATTCGAGTTGGAAGTATTGACGGGGGACAAGACCCTTTTGAGTATTATCTCTTAACAGACACTGAGGCAGCGGTATTGGGTGAAGCATTTGTCTTAACATCTGGAAGATTGACCAAGTGCGCTGCAACCGCAACACCTGAGTTTATTGCAGTGAAAACACAGGCTGCACAAGCTACGTCAACCGTTCCACTTCCCGTTATTCGCGTTAAGGAAACAACAGAGTTCGAGGTTGTCAGCATGGCGACTGTAGCAGTTACATTGATTGGCGCGAAGGTTACTCTGCATACTGATGGACTTCTGATTACTGCGACTACCTCAAGCGGAGTGTTTGCTATTTCCGCAACTGATGGAGTTACGACTACTTCAAAGGTAAAAGGTTATTTTAGGAGATAGGTTGAACTGATTTAGTGGGGCTTCTCGAATGAGGGGTCCTTTTTTGTATCAAATTTTAAGGAGTGAAGAAAGATGATTTTTTCTAAAGCAAGTGGAGTGAATGAGAGCATCTATGGACGGAGTCAGGAACCTATTAAGATGATGTTGGAGCAGGCTGAAGAGGCATTTCAAAAGATGTCTATTATTGACAAGGTGTTTTACATGGATGAGACTAAGGACTTTGCCAATAAGTATACCAGTGAAACAAGTCTCGGGAACTTCTTGCCTACGGGGGAGAACGGCAAGTATCCAGAATCCTCTATGCAAGAAGGCTATAGTAAGGTAATCGAGCCTGAGACTTGGAAAAATCAGTTTAGCGTTACGCAAGAAATGATTGAGGACGCGAAGATTGGCAAGGTCAAGAGCCGCGCTTCTGCCTTCATGCTTTCTTATAACCGAACGAAAGAGCTTTTTGCAGCAGGTATCCTTAATAACGGTAACTTAGCTACTATGACATTCATGGGTAAGAACTTTAATATTGCTGGTGCCGATGGCAAGGCTATGTTTGCGACTGACCATCCTTCAATTACTGGCGGAACTGCCGCGCAGTCCAACCTTTATAATGGTGCTTTTTCTTACGACAACCTTTCTTATGCAGAAGAGAAGATGCATTATTTTAAAGATGATGATTCTAACCTTCTTTCCTGCACCCCTGATACAATCATCATCCCTGACAAAGCAAGCATCAAGAAGCTAGTGTTTGAGGCCGTAGGGTCTGATATGAACCCAACGACTAGTAACAACGCTGCATCTATGCACTTTGGGCGCTGGACGATAATTTTGAGCCCATATCTTACAGCACTCGCCGGAACAACTGCCGGAGCAGAATCTTGGATCCTTATGGACTCTGCATACAATGAAGCATATCAGGCCCTTGTTTGGCTTGATAGAATTCCATTGACCACTAAGAGTTATATCGACCAAACCACAGATGCAAACATAATGGCCGGAAGAAGTCGTTATGCTGCATCTTGCAATTCGTGGAAGGCTATGTTGTGCTCTGCACCTGGTTTAGCTGGGGCATCAAGCTTCTAATTCAACTAGGCGGGTAGCAATACTCGCCTTATCTTTATTAAGGAGGCTAATTCATGGGAATGTCAAATTTCGACTCTATAGCAGCACCAAGTGGATTTACGGGCCCGCATCTATCAGGCTCAGAAACAATGCAAGGCGGCGTACTAGCCGCAATAACCACAGCGGCAGCAGATGTAGTCCTAACCCCAACTCAGGCATTATCCACACGCCTTGAAGTAACTGTAGGCCATGCAGTAAATGCAATCGTTGTACCCGTAGCATTACCGGGTAAAATCTATGTAGTAGTAAATGCTCACGCATCTCTCGCAGTTTTAATCAAGGTAGCTGGTGGAACCGCGGTAACAGTGGCGGCAACCAAGACAGCTATGGTTCAGGTTAATAATGCAGGGGATCAAGTTACCCGCATTTCGGCAGATGTCTAAGGAGGGGGCTTCGGCTCTCTCCCCTTTTTGGAGGAATCAAAATGTTAGAATCTCAGATTGATCGCTCAACATCAGACCGTCAACTCCTCTACGACATTCGTACAGAATCACGCATAACCAATGAGCTATTAACTCAACTTCTTGAAGCCCTGCGTCCAATCGCGAAGGATACAGTAAAGAAAGAAGTTAAGCAAAAAGTGACACCAAAAACAAAACCTAAGCCTAAAAGGGGGAATAACAATGCAAATAAGTGATGGTGATAGTAATTTTTTAAAGTTAAATGCTGATGGTAGTGCGAAGGTTTCGGTAGTTGGGAGTTTAACGAACCCAACAGGAGCTATTCCGTTTTCTGTTACAGCAACTAGCTCGGCAAATGTAGCAGGTGTAGCAACAGTAGCAGCGGTAGATGGTAAACAACATTATATCTTAGGTTATTTAGTCGCTCTGAGAAGTGCGTCAGCATCAGCCGACATCTTAGTAACTCTAAAAGATAATACAACTGTAAAACTTACAGATGTTATTGGTAATGCGTCTCCTACAGGTACATCTGCTGAAAAAGTTAGTTCTATGCCTATTGTAATCGGTACGGTGAATACAGCTATGAATCTAGGTGCTAGTGCTGGCGGTACGGGGGCAATCACTGAATTAACTGTTTGGGGTTATACACTATAAGGAGGGAGGAAAGATGAAAAAGAATAAAATTAAGCAGAGATCTGTTGACAATTGCATTCGTACTGACTCTTCGACATCTGTTGTTCCGTCTATTACTGGTCATCCTTGGTCAATACTTGGGTCAGTTATTTGGGGAACATTCACAAATCGTATATATCGAGTAAGTGGTACTGGCATAGGATTACTAGTTCGTGAATCAGGAATGTCGGATTGTATAATTGAGTCCTTATGTTTAGCTAATAGTGTTAGTGCTGGACTTAGTTTTAGGGTAGTTGATGCGAATAATTACTACTATTTGATTGTTGATTACAGTTTTCTTAAGTTATATAAGATGGTTGCAGGGGTATCTACCTTACTCGCAACTCTGGCCTATCCTCGTCCTGCAACACCAAAAGTAACGGTAAAATTAAATGGTAATAATATCACTATTTACGTTGATAATTTCTTTTGGGGAGCGGTCGTAGATAGTTCATTAAAAGGCACTAAACATGGGTTATATGCAGGGACAGCAGCCTCGAACGGACGTTGGAGTAGTTTTAATATTAGTCCAATTCGTTATATGAATAGTAATAAACACACAATGGATTTCGAAGACGGAGTGCTGCCGTGGTATTGGATTCCTAGCAATTCAGCACAAGCATGGTCACAAACGTGGGATACATCAATTAAGCGCAGTGGAACAAAATCAATGAGGATGGAAGTAAGAAATACTGATCCAGATGCAGATGGATCAAAGCGGAGTGAGGTTGGTTCATTCAGTGAACAACCTCTTGAGGAACATTGGTATACTATAAGTACCTACTTACCTAGTGGTGGAGCAGATGATTACGCGTTAGATTCAGCGTCAGTAGAGTCGTTTTGGCAATGGCACAATGTTCCAGATACAGGACTTGGGGAGACATTTACAAGCCCCCCACTATTATTGCTTACCTCATTTGATGGGCATTATCATTGCTTATTACGTTGGGATGATGCTGCGGTTTCAACTAATGCATCTATGAACTCCAAGGGATTCTATGCCGATGTTGACTTAGGTGATTTTACGGCAGATAAAGGTCAGTGGGTAGATTGGGTAATGCACGTGAAATGGGGATGGCTTCCGGAGCATAATCCTATCCTAGAACTCTATAAAAACGGAGTAAAAATAATGGATAGGAATGGAATGCCAAACACTATGAATGATCAAGTTGGAACATATATGAAATTCGGCATTTACAAATGGGATTGGAAGTCAAATCCATCTGCATCCGTTTTAACAAAACGTGTAATTTATTTTGATAATGTGAGCGTTAATTAACCTTCGCTAAAGACACAAAAATCGAATCATCAAAGGATGCTATAACTAGCGTCCTTATTTTTATTGGAAGGGAGGAAGGAAATGGCTACTACTTATGGGATGATCAGAACTGGAACCCTACGCCTTTTAGATGAATTCTCAAGTCGCGGCAGCATTTTAGCGGCCAATAAGGTCGCAGACTACAACTTTAAAATCCAACAAATCTGCAATGAATCCATCTACGAACTCGCTTCAACAAACTCCAAGCTCCCTAAAACATTCCTCATAGCTCATAACCCTATTAAAAATGCTCTGAGTGATGATACAAGTTCGATTAAGCAACATTTATCAAACATTGACTTCTCTATCACACTTACTAATGCTAGGTCATGTTTTCTTGAAGCAACCTATCCTGGCGTGATGATACTAGAAGAGTCGAGCAATGGCGGCGTGACTTATAGCATTATTGAGACTATTACTGTCCTGCCAAGTGTAGAAGGCTTTAAGGAATATAAGCGACTCATAAACCCTTCTCTGCCAACTAATACTGTTAGATTGAGGTTTACTGGAAGTTATGTTTATCTGTTTCGGAACTTTGTTTTATATGAATACAGTTTTCCTACAGAGGATTTGGTCCAGCAACATCGTCCACACTTCGTTTTTAATCCACCTGATGATTTCCTTGACTTGAATTATGTGGAGATAAAAAGAGATGCAAGACAATATGTTCCCTATTCCAACATGATTAAAACCCCTGATAATAAACTTTCGTTTAATTCTTACGAGTTTCCAGCAGAATTTTTAGTCCACTACTGGCGAAAGCCCACATTATTAACCTTCACTGACGTTGCTGTAGTTGACGATGCAATGCTAATCGACTTGAGGGATGATGCTAGTTTAATTATAAGTTATAACATAGCAGGAACGATACAGAACAGCGAGGAAGATAACAGGGGAAATGGCAACCTCAAAAAATACAACGAAAAACGAACAAGTCTTATTTCAAGCAAATCAAACTCATTGAGCACCATAATTAACAACAGCGGATGGTGATATTAGCTGTACAAAGTGAGCTGTATATGGTAAAATAAGGAGTGGGATAGACGCAAGGTAGCTCCTTGCCTCGAACGGTATCCGTGTACCTTCCCACACTTAATTCGCGGAAATACTACTTCACGAGGAGGGTGGTTTTTGTTATGTCAAAAAAGTATTCAATTAAGGTAAGAGATCTCGCTGGCCAAAGGTTTGGACTATTAACCGTGTTAGAAATTGACGATGAACAAAGCGAAAAGTACAAGAGAATTTATTGGAAATGTCAGTGTGATTGCGGAAAAACAAACTCCATTATTGCGGATAGCCTAACTATGGGGAGAACTCGTAGTTGTGGGTGCAGGAAAAGATTGCAACATGAAATGAGCTACAAAAGGCCATACGGTATATGGGAGCATATGAAGGCTAGGTGCTTAAACAAAAACAACACACATTTTAAAAGCTATGGTGGCAGAGGGATAACACTTTCCTCGAAATGGCAGAAGTTTCAGGGGTTTTGGGAAGATATGGAGGAGGGTTATTCCGACTCGTTGACGCTTGAACGAAATGATGTTAATGGAAATTATGAAAAAAATAATTGTAGTTGGGCTACTAGAAAACAGCAAAGTAATAATAGACGAAATACCGTATACTATATTATTGATGGTGAGAAGATTTGCCAATCTGATGTCATAAAGAAGTTTGGGATACCCATAACAACGTTGCAGAAGCGTATAAGAAACGGTTGGGAAATAGAGAGGGCTATTAGCACTCCCACAGACACGAGATACCAACGTATCAAGGTTAACTAACTTAAGAGCCTAGTGGCTCTTTTCTTTTGTCCAAAAAGGGGGTGAGAATATCACTATTCAAACTTATGATTTTCCAGATGGCTATACTTCGGGACTAAGGATAGATATGTCTCCTGATAAGATTAGTCCATCCGCAAGTCCATCCCTAGAAAACGTAAATTTCAATGATGGGGGAGTAATTTCCAAACGTTATGGCTTCACCCGCACAACAACAACCTCATGGGGCATAACTCCAATCCGTGGCACCTTCGAGTTCTACCTCATCGGAACACCAACCCCAATATTCCTAGTCGCTCACGGTGGCAAAATCTACTCCTACAATGAAACTACTGGCACGAAAACATCCCTCTGCACAGGCACAGTCCTAACGGTCACAGATGCACCAACAACCTTCTTCCAAGTCAAAGACAAGTGCTTCATTATGACAGGCACAGAATACCTCTACTATGACGGAACAAACCCAATAGCGACAGTCCAAAGCATTGCTCACGTTCCCACAATCGTACTAACAAAAAAGCCCGATGGAACAGGTGGACTAAAGAGTGAAAAGTTCAATCATTTATCTGACAAATGGAAAGAGTCATTCGATGGAAATAGCACAGCGACAGAATATGTTATCACGAAACAACTTCTTCCCGATGGCTTAACCCCAATTACACTCTCTGCCAATCTTTTTAAGGCTTATATTTATGAAGTTGAAATGATAGAGGGTGCAGGGTTTACTTTTAACCGCACAACATGGAAAGCGACATTCGCAGTAGCTCCTGCAACCGGCGTAGACAATGTTAAAATTCAATTAGAAGCAGATGCACTCATGGACCAAACGCTCATTACTAAATGCACTATGGCAATTGAATATGATGGCAAAGGTAACTCACTTGTATTCATCACGGGTAATCCGCTATTCCCAAATGTCGCTAGATATTGTTGGTTTTACGACCCAACTTACTGGCCTCAAGATA